TATCTCAGGAAAATAACTTTCGTTGATACTGAAATCTCCTTTAACCCGGACGCTGTCAGCATGTGCTTCTGGTCTAAGAACATACTCAATAATCACACTATCAACATCATTCAGTTTCCTGAGTATCAGATCTAATTGATGGCGTTCATTAAGAAATTCAAAAGGCTTTATATCACTTTGCGCGATTAATGCTTCGTAATAGTTACCAGAAGGCCAAATGAGCCACGGCGTGCGTCACAGCTTTGCCAGTCACTTTATGATGGCCGGAGGTAATATCGTGGTATTACAACGCATCCTGGGGCATTCCGATATCAGGGTAACTATGCGTTATGCGCACTTTGCGCCTGACCATTTGGAAGAGGCCGTGACCAACAATCCGCTGGCAAGAATGGCTCGCCAAAATGGCGACAAAATGGCGGCACAGAATCCTACAGGGAGCAATACGGTACAATTGGGTGAGGTTTAAGTGGTTGATTTAGCTATAAGTTACTGTTTTAAAACCCCAACCAAAAAAAGACCAAATACTAATTTCCCCATTAAATTTCATGCAGTTAATCGTTGAAATGGCGATAAAGTGGCTACACCACGCTAATGTTTTCTATTTTAAGCTATCTATAACTCTGGTTATTTAAATTTTTGTTGTCAATCTTACTAGGATAAAGGTTATAATTTTAGGCATGAATTTATTTTATCTAGCTTCATCAGAAATTATCCTAAACTTTCATTATCAATTACTGATGTCACAATTAAGAAAAAATTACTCCGATAAAAGAAATCGCTGTCGGCAATGGAATATTCCCCACTCCAGATCACCAAAATTAAAAAGTATAATTACTTTCATTTCCGCCCCCTGACTTATAGATTATGCGCATGATGCGCCTACAATGTGTGTTTTTTTGAAGAAAGGTTAATGCAATTAAACTCTATATTATTTGAAAATTCCGCTCTTAAAAGCTTTCTTCATTCATGGTTTAATTATTATTACCCGCACAAACCTTTCCTTCTCTCTTCAAAAGATCACTTTCTTTAGAAAGTGTTTACCAGGCCCCTCCCAATTAATGATAGCAACATTTCCCCATTTATTTGTTATAAGAAAAATTATTCCTTTAATTATCATAAAATGTAAAGTTAATCACTTAAAAACACTTCCTATAAAAAAAGAAAAAAACATCCAAGATGAACAATCAAATTCATAAAATACTGAAATTTAAAACTAACATTAAATATTTACGCCACCTGTAGTAGTTCTAGAGGTGGCATATATATTAAATATAATCCTTTCTTCTCAATACATGAGTTTGTAATTTGAATTCTTTACCTAAATAAACCCCAACCCTTGATAGCTCAGAATTTTTAGATCGACTTATTTTAAATTCTTTTATTTTATCGAGGGGAACCTCCCACGTTTTAGCTGCTAACTCGAGAAATAACCCAAATAATGAATGTTTAAATAAATCTACTTTTTCTTCATTTGGCCAACCAAGATACTCTGGGTCAGTTTGAGTAATAATCATTTCAAGTGCAGATGAAACATTTATCACATTATCGTCATAGATGACTGAGTAATAATCATCAGATAAATTAGGATTCTCAGATCTAGATTGAAATGAATCGAGAAACTTTACTTCATCATACTTATTAAATATTTCATCGATTAGACTTTCCATATTATGATATTTTGTGGAACTACGACAAAAAACCATTTCTTCTATACCTATACCCGCTAATCTTAATTGTGCGGAAAGCTTCAATTGTTGCTTATAAGTGATGTCATTTTTAATCAATTCAAATTGTTCTGAAAGCCAATTACGATATAACATTGCCGGAAATGCAGGTAATGCTGAATCTCTCGATGCTTTATTAGTAACACCTAAAAACACACCAACACAACCTCTTATATTTGAAGTTCTAAAACCTCCGACCGTTACGGATGCATTTAGTAATCCAATTGAAGATATATAGCTCTCGCCAGGAACTAGATACCCCCTGCCTACTATTTGCCCTTCATAAACAATCTCCCTTATGTTATTTTTGTATTTTTCCAATAAACTCATGTCTTTCTGAAAACTTTTTTCATAACCATCTATATCGTCGTCTTCAGTCTTACTTAAGACTCGCTCTAAAAAATTACTGTCATTAAGATAAGTCCAATCATTTGCACTAATTATTTTTTTACTTATATTATGAATCTTATCATTAACTACCATACTTACATCAATTGCAGGAAAATGATGAATTAGCAGGTCTGACAAGTTATTAAAATATCCGCCATTTCTTTTTCTAAATAATTTTTTTAGTAGATCTTCATCATTAATATAAGCACGAATTCTCGTGCCACCATTTTTTATGTATTCTTCTGAAGTGGCAGATCTTAGTATAGGCCTCTCAAGCAATTCGTTTTCAAAGCTAAGAACCTTCGTTTCTGATCGTCCTTCTTCGTACCTCCGCGTAAAAACATTTACTTTATTGGAAATCATAAAGACAGAAAAAAAACCCACTCCAAATTTCCCCGTTGACTTATACCCTTTAGATTCTAATCCTGGAAATTGATCATGCATATGAGTGGTGCCCCAGAATGAATTACCAAAATCTAAAAAAGGGCCAGTCAAAACAGAAGAAGACATTCCAACTCCGTCATCTTCTACTTCAACATATGCCCCTAAATCATCCTTATCCAACTTAATTGTTATCGTTCCATATCCTTCGTCATCCCCTTCGAGTATACGTCTTGCTCGTATAGCATCACAACCATTTTGAACAAGCTCCCGAATCGCTACCAAGGGGTTTTTACCATAAAGCTGACTACCACCTAAGTTCTTAACTAATCCAGATACATTACCTACATGTACCCTTGCATCTACAGGTGTCCACCCATTAGTAGTAATCAATCTCATTAAGGAATGCAGATTATCTACATTGGCTAACCCTTTAGCTTTAAATCTTTTATTACCAGAATTATGTAATATGATATCAACTGCGTTTAGCTCTTTATCAATCATTTTTAAAGTGTCATAACATAGCCACCAACTGGCTGCTTCATTCACATTAAATGACGATTTTGAAGTATAAACTAAACGATCTCTTTCAATTCTAGGTTGGTATAATTTTTGCTGAAATAACCAATGCTGCTCTGAAAGTTTAGGAAGCTTTCTTAACTTCCTTAGAAAAGCCGGCGCTCTTCTTGAATCAATATGGGACGCATCGGCCACACGCATTATACAAGCAAGCTTAACCGTATCTATTTGCCAAGCATAGGGCATCGAACCAATAGCACCTAATTTAGTAGGGAATTTTAATACTATCTCGCTAGAATCCCACCAGTGACTATAGGCTATTTTCCCTATTATTGAACCATAATCGTCACGTAAAGAAGCATCATCGATTAGATATTCTTTTTCGCTATCCCTCCCCCAAGAAACTAAAGCTAGTTTTTCTGCTTGTTTTGCATGAAGCGCTCTTAGTACAACCTCCATTGTACTCTTATCAAGCATTTCTTGTGAACCCTGAAAATTTTTGCTCATATAAGCATATTTATCTTCCCATATTGTAGTTTTCTTTATATTTTCTATACCATCAGGGTAGGCTGCAAGGCCCATACCTAAATCATGAATTAAAAAAGCCCCCCCTAAAATATAAGCCTCTGCAGGATTTAATTCATAATCCTCTCCGCATATTATCGATGCCATTTCCCAAAGTGCATCAATATGCGTTATATCATGAACTGTATAATCCGGCATATCTATTGCTATTTCACCAGCCAGTATTAAGGCCTTTTTCCTAAAGTTTTCTAAGCTTGTCCTGAAAAATTCTCTTTCTTTTTCAAATTCATCGTCATTTGTCTTTTTAGCTAACGAGTTTTGCCAGAGTGTTGCACTTTCGAAACTAGACATAATGTATCCTTTTATCTAAAAAAATAAAAATAGCATATACAGACAACTTTGTAACTGACATCATTAAATAAATCACATCAAGAAAACCATATATAAAAATAGCAAATTGACATAATTATCACTTCACACACAACCCCAACCTGCTATATTATGCAATTAAATACAACCCTCTCTTTCATAGGAATTATTTCCTTTGTGTAAATTCATGATGCAGGATTAGAAAAAATTATTATAAATAAAAATATTACATTATAAAATAGCATAAATATAGCTCTGGCATTTATAAATGCTTTAGCTGTCAATCCCTGTACCATTCGCGAAAATATGTGGAAAAGCGATGATTGAAGCTATCGATATGGGAGCTAAGTTTATAATGGTTATGATTTGTCTTTATCTCAAAGAAATATCGAGATCTGTCAATATATCCTTTTACAGATACATATAATGTCGCCACAGCCTTGACATGTAATAAATGATAAGCATCTCGCAGATATGAAACTTCGTAGCTTTGTTCATCTAAAGCCGGACTCCAAACATACTCCACATCAATTTCTTTCATGAGGCCAAGATTTCGAAGTAAAAAATTCGGATGTGGGATGCTTTTAGTCACTGTCAGAGATCTTATAATAGCAGCAGTGGAACTTGGATTATAAAAAGCCAACTTGATTACGAAATTATCATCAAGCTGTTTACACTCAATAAAATCGAGGTTAGTTGAACTGCTCCTATGGTTATGAGAATTCAGCAAATAGCTTTTCCTTTGCAACCTGCTGTTTCTAACATGTATTGTTATCATGAATAACGACACCAAAGTGTTTACAACCAATAGGATGTCTTTAATAAATTCGAACGACATATTATCTCCTTACGCATTATATCTCCGAGTTGATAATACTCACCCACAATAACTATCTAATGTTTTTTTATAATGTGTAATCCATCGTTAAAACTACTTTTCCTATGGCGTTCACCTCGTCAGCACCACATGTGAAGTTAGTTCCTTTACTCGTTACGCTGATCTTGCGCCCCGGTAAAAGAGTAATATCATAAATGTCGTATTTATCGTCAATACCCAACAACCAACGCCCATTACTAATACTGGACACGCTAGAATCAATAACCCACGACCCCGAACTACTCAAAATAAAGACAGGCTCATCAAAAGGATGTGGAATAAAAGTTAAATCTCCAGTCCAGTTTCCGGCATCCTGTAGCACACCTGCAGTCAGATTTTTACACTGCACTGATGTGCCAGCGTTTCCCTTGGCGTTCTCGCCTGCCTTTACACCCTTACCTGTAGCCAGCCATTGTATAGAAACGCCGGTATCAAGCGCGCAAGTAACCACAACGTCACCAGGAAAGTAATTCCTGCGTATCCAGGTACTCACTGTACCAGATGAGATACCCAATAAATCACACAGCTGCTTCTGTAGAGTGAAACCATAGGCATCCATAATGCGTCGCAGCACTGGTCTGCCACCGTTAGAGATGATCTCGTCGTAAAGGGCTTTGCCTTTCAAAGATAAACTCGTGGCAGAATAACTCGCATTTGCAAGTTTACCCGTAGTAAGTAAGTGGAGATCACTGCCGGTATCGAGCGCGCACTTCACAAAAGCACTGCCGGGCACGCTATCACGCTTCACCCAGTTACTTACATTAGCGGCTGGCACGCCAAGGCATTCAGCTAACGCTTTCTGTGTTGTAACTCCATACGCAGTAGACAGACGCTCAATAATTTCTAATGCCGTTCCTTCGGTAAAATCCATAAGCCACCAAATAAATAAACATTTGTTGTTTGCTAATGGTCATTTGTTGATTTAGGATGTATCACACCACATGAAACACCGTACAACAGAACAACCAAAAGGAGATATTGCTCTATGCATACTGAAAATGCAAACAGCCAAAACGCATTTGACTCAGTGCAGTCACAAGAATTCATTGCTCAGATTACGTCTGCTCTGATGCCTGCACTAAGCGCAGCTGTTAACACTGCCGTAGACCGCGCAATTACGCTTAATACCTCACCTACCATGTCTAAGGAAGATTTTGCAGCAGCTAACGGCATTAGTAAATCTGTGCTGGAAAAGTGGATCGCCAATGGTGTCATACTCTTAGCTCCCACTCCTACCAGTACTGTCACTCGCATCATCAAATGTAAAAAGACCGGCAAAACGCGTACTGACGTAATGGAAAAGCATGGCAATGCGCTGATTAACGTTGCCGCATGGCGCGAAAAGAACCGTCAGCAGGCCCTCAATTGTCGCTATATCAAACCATAACTTGATTATGCAAGCTCAAGGATCAGTAGCCATGTTTGATTTTCAAGTTTCTCAACAATCCCATTTTGAAAATGCGTGCCGTGCTTTTGCTGGCCGCCACAATATTCGTGATCTGGCGGACAAAGTTGGTATGAACCAGCAGACTCTCCGTAATAAGCTCAACCCAGACCAGATGCATCAGCTAACGGCACAAGAAATAGCTGTGCTTACTGATGTCACTGAAGATGCAACGCTTATTGATGGTTTGCTGGCACAAATGAAGTGCTTACCGGCAGTACCAATGAATGAAGCTAAGGCCGAACGTATGACCCACTACGTTATGCAGGCTACGGCTGAATTAGGCAAAGTTGCTGCTGCGGCAGTATCAGGCGAACGCATGACGGCATCGCGTACCAGCGCTTTTATGGAAAACGTAAATGCTGGAATTCGTTGTCTCTCTCTGATTGGGCTGAGCGTTCACGCTCGTGTGCACTCTAACCCTGCCCTTGCTACTACCGTAGATGCGATCAGCGGCATTAGCGCTTCGATGGGGCTGAGCTAACGCTATGGCAACAGTATCTATGGCTTCATTGCTGAAGCGTCAAAGTCCTTCAATGTCCTACGGCCACGGTTGGATCATGGGTGAAAACGGTAAACGCTGGCACCCTGTGTTTTGCACTAAGAATTCAATGGTAAGCGGTTCAAAATTGAAAGAGGTTAATCATGGCTATCGAAGCTGAAGCAGCACTGGCCGAAATAAAAACGGGCGCAAGAGTGGCTGGACTGAATCACGTTGCCGAACTGCGTTCAAAATTTTGGGGCAACGACTGCGGAAAAGAGATCACCCGCTTTTTTGATGAAATGCGCGATACCACTGACCGGAATTATCAGGAAAACAAGCGGGCATTAAGCGCTATTTTCTATCTGGCGAATATTCGGACTGAGCGGCATGAGCTTGATTTCAGTGAGCTGACCACTGATGAAAGAAGCGCGCTTATCCGTGCGATGAAC